AGAGAACCAGTAGGCTCAAAGGTGTAAACATCGGTATAGGTAGCGGCTGCTGGTTCTAGCAGGGGGGGCGTGTTATATGCGGAGCTAACCTCAATATGAGGATCTACAAACCGTGTGGAACTATCAAATGTAGAATAAAAAGATGCGTCTACGTCGCTTACGGTTGGGTCTACGTTAGTTGGAAACACGTTACCGGGACGAAGCACCTCAAAGAGACGGTCGCGGAAGTTTAAAGAAGAATCTTTGAAATTCACTCCAAAAGAACCATTTGCATCTACCTCTACAGTAAGGTTATATTGAACCTGGCTCAGGGTAATCGGATAGAGATGCCCTTGATTCTCGACAGGCACGGAGTAGTTGACAACATTTTGTCCGCGTTGCAGTTGAGCTTGATTGAGTTCAACACCTCCGGGACCAAGCACAAAGAACGATACCTGGCCGTTGGGCTTCAGATAATCGGTTACATAGTTATATGTTCCCTGATTGGGGCGGTTGGGTTGAACTGTTGTCTGAGTTCCAACCCCGTAAAAATCCGTGAAGAAGTCCTCCCAATCCTCAGCACTTACCGGATTGCGGCGTCGAATGAGGGTGAAGAAACGCTCTTGGACTTCTGGATATGTCTCTACATCGCTTCCGCCAGTTGCAGGTTGCGGATTGGTTACGGTAAGACCAGTAATCTGTGTTGCTGATACTCCTGTAATAGAGTTTGCGGGAGAGTTATATACTGCTCCAACATACTGAGAGGATACAGTTGCATAGCCGATTGCCTCCCCAGCGGGAATAATGACATCAGCATCTGAAACGAACGTAAATGTCTCACCTCCGGTCAAGTTGGCGTCGGTGGTGAATACGGTTCCCGCCGGAATGGTAGTTACCGTATCGGAGGGAGGAATGATAATCTGTAATCGGGCGACAGCCGGAGTCCCGAGGCGCCTCATTGCGCCCAGGAAGGGACCGAGCCACTCAATCAGAATAGACTGGGGAAGCTGGTTTGCTCGAAACAGAAACTCTCCCTGTGCAAAAGCCTGCCCCTCCAGCAATGCTGCAAGAGGGTTGCCGGACGAGAAGTCATTTAGGGTTTGTCCCGATGCCTCATAAACCCGTTGCGCTGCAGCTTGCACAAGCTGAGTCTCATTGCGGGGGTCTATGGAAATAGAAGGTAGGGGCGCGTAGCGTGCCATTATCTAACCTCCTTATTCTGGGCAGACGAGATCGGAAGAACCGCCAATGCTATAGTTGTCGCAGAAGGGGCTTCCGACCGAGGCGTAAACGCCGTTATCAATCTCAAGGTTTTCAAACAGGTATTGAACCCATGTTTCTAGTACTTCTTTGGTAATCAGGTCAGCGTTGTCGAGGGAGGCAAACTTTGTGGGTACGCTTGGGGCAGGAACGGGAGTGGTTGCTTGACCTGCATTCTCATACTTCAGGTTGGTAGTGTAACTCTTTGGCGAGTTCGCAACGATGTTTGCTGGGTTGCCAGTTTGGAGAGGGTCGTAACCAAAGTTCCACATCCCGGAAACCACTTTGTCTCCGCTGATGGGAGCGCCAGATACAAGCAATCCGTTTGCGTCTAACTGAGGTTGGTCGGTGCCTAAAGTGACATAGGCTGAATCGAGACCGTTGGGACCTGTACGTACGAGCGAGTTGAGGCCGAGTGGCGGATAGTGCCAGTCAAGGTCTTGCCCGTCAAAATAGATTTGCTGAGCACCGTTGAGCCATTGGCTTGTGACGATAACCCCACTAGAAAATGTCGTTTTTGCCATACGACTGATAACTATCCCACGTTAGACTGGTTTTACCCTACCTACGAAATGCAGGTGCCAGCTCGGAGGTGTTGAGTAAGGTTACCAGGATTCATGAGTTTACCGCAATGGGGGCATGGTTGCTTGGAATTAACTATGGAAGAGAGATGTTTAGACCTTTTTTCTCCATGTTTTTTACTGCTCTCAGAAATTTTCTTCTTAGTTTCCTCCGAATGACTCCAGCCCGTACGACGCTTTTCGTAGCAACCTTCTCCCACATTGTAAAGAAATGGACTATCGGCATAAAGCTCGATAAGAGACTTTTCGGTAGATCGATCGTTTCTACCGTCTTCACTCCATTCCCACTTAAAGGCGAGTGGATCAGCTTGTAGATCTTTCTGAAATTGAGTATAACCTCGTCCAGGAGCCATAGTATGGTGCGTACCCACGCGAGCCATGTAACGGCAGTAATTTAGAGCGGAACCGATGTAGAATTGACCTGTTTTGGTGTTGGTAGCGGTGTAAGTGATCATAAAAAAGCCCCCAGGGGCGAACCTGAGGGCATTATAGTATAGAGTAAACTCAGTAAACCCAATAGATCAAGTGCGATCCCAGTAGTTGACTGTAAATTCAACCTCTATAGTTTGTACATCACCAGACTCACGATCAACGTCAGCGGTTGTGATGCTCACAAACTGGCACTCGTAGCAAATATACTGCCCAGAGATCGTATCGTAACCGGAGAATGCTTGCGCATAGCTACCGTCACAAGACGTCGGAGTAACAGTCACAGTGATTGGGTTACAGTTGTAATCCAGCCAGAACTGCTCGAGAGCTTTAAAGATACCCGGATCATACGGAGCGGTCAGGGTGACGTTATCCGCAGTGCGGGGACCAACAACGTGGTACAGACGGTTTCCGGTTCCGTTGGCGTAGGTGCTGCTATCAGAGGAATCGTTGATTCCACTAAACTGAGTGAATACCGCAACAAAAGTTGCAGCGGGAGCTCCGGCATTGCCAAGAGCGGTGAAGCTCACTTCGTATTGAGCTTTTGTAATCGGGCGAAGAATAGCCATGATAACACCTCCTTAGTATTCCTGTATCAGGACAGGATGTCGGTGATCATCGCGCCAGAACCGATAAGACCAGTAGCACCCAGACCCACGAGGTTAACCACACGCTCAACGGTGATTTCAGCGCGGACCACGCGACGCTCACGAATGTAGTACTCAGGACGAACGGCAGGAGTGCCGGTCAGCTGGTAGGTGTAAGCGAAGGCAGGGGTAGCAGCGTTAGCGCCACCAGCAGGCATCACGGAATCAGAAGGACCATTCGGGCTGTAGAACAGCAGGATGCCGTTCTCAGGGAACACGGGCTGCAGGCTACCGTCGGTGGCCAGATAACGACCCTCGGCCACACGCAGACCGCGCTCGAGACCGAAGTAACGGGCCAGCATGTCGGTGTCGATGCTGTCGGCGGTGGTGTACTTGATACGCTCAAGGATCGCCTGGTTGGTCAGCAGCTGGTCGAACACAGCGGTACCAACAACCATCGAGTTAGGACGAATACCAATCTGGTTAGCGACGGAGCGCTTCAGAGTCAGAACGTCTTCGATCGGGTTGGAGGTCAGCGAGGACCAAGCAGAAGGACCGGAAGCAGCGCCGTAGGCAGTGTTGAAGGTGGTCCAGCTTACGAAGCCCAGACCGTCCTGATTACCAGCACCGGTGTTAGGCTCGTAAGGGTTGTAGCCAACGCCAGGAGCGCCGGTTACGGTAACAGCCTGGGAAACGGTGTACTCATAGGCGTTCATCAGGCGGGACATTGCGTTGCGAGTTTCGATCGCACGCAGGTCAACCTGAGCGGGGCCTTCACCGGCGTTCTCGATGACTTCTTCCGGCAGTTCCCAAGCCACCACTTCTTGCTCGAGAGCATAGGGCTCCGAGTCGTAACGGCTTTGAACGTAAGGAATATTGGTGCCATATGCACGACGGAAGTCGTTAATGGCAAACTGCTCTTTGCCGAAACGCAGAATGCGGCCAGCACGAGTGGGGGTGTCTACTACCGGAGCAATAAAGTTGGCGATATTGGTCGCCGGCAGCATGAAACCTTGGGCAAGTGTAGTCAGAATAGGATCTACACCTGCGTAGGTTTGTTGCAGGTTCATCATGGGAGGAGATCTCCGAAATCTTTGACTTCAAATGTGTATACACAGGGCTGGGACTTACACCCGAAGGATGCCCAGCCGATGTTAGTTATCAGGCGAAGCTGACAAGTACCAGACGACGACCGCCGATGTTCACGTTCTCGCGAACGGTAGGCTGAGTGCCGTCCAGGGTCACAGGAGTGCCACCAGCAGTGGCCTGACCCAGAGCGTTAATCTGAAGTTGAGTATTCAGACCAATAACGGCGGAAGCAGGATCAACTTCAATCAGCAGCAGACCGGAAGTAGCCACAGTCAGCTGACGAGCGGTGTAAGGCTGAGCCAGAGTGGTGGGCATGTAGGCCTGGTTCACACCGCAGATTACGGTGGGCTGAACGGTGAAATAGGTACCAACGGCAGCCACGAAAGGGCCTGCCCAGGTGGCAGGGCTCACGGCACGCAGTTCACCGATCTCAACAACGCCGGGGGTACCGGCTTGGCTGTCAACAGCAGCTTCCCAAGTTTCGGCGTAGCGAATGTACTGCTTTCCGTAAATAGGTCCAGCATTAGTAGCCATGTTTTTATCCTCAGAAAATGGACTTCAAATGTTTAGGTTAGTTTGCTCTAGGACTTGTTTTGTCACCTAGTTAGAGTAACGAGTTTTACCCTAGCGGTATTCAATGTAGCAACGGCAACGATCATAGCAACGACAGCCTTTGCCAGGCATCGGTAGTTCACCAATCGGCGCCCACCCTTGTTCGCCGTAGTTCTTACAGTCTACGCAAACTTTTTTGTCTCGTTTAGCAACCCTGCGCATTTCCTTGAAGCCCATGTCTCGGGCTACCATGTATTCACCAAGGTTGTAAAAAGCAAAAGTAGGTGTCGCTAGATAGCGGGATACTCGCTCCGCGAGGGCAGGCCAGCTACGGCCTTGGGCTCTTTGCTGAGAAGCCTCTTGGATTCCTTCCTCTTCGGGATTGATTCCTTCGAGTTCATCAGCATCGAGGTCGATTGCTCCGGGTACAGCACCAAGCAGGTCGTAGTCAGCGAAGTCTACGGTCTGGTCTCCAAGGCGCAACACACCGGAATCGATATATTCTTTAGTCTCTGCTAAAAACTTTGTAAGAGGCGGAAGCATGTCGCCTACAATAATGGGCCAACACTTTTCAAGCTTCTGATCGATTTTTCCATCTTTGATGCCAAGGATACAAGCGGCAAGAGCAGAAATGAGGGTTTTGTCCAAGATTGTTCTCTCGTACTCACCCCATTTCATCAACTTGTCTCGTAATCCTTTCACGAGGCCAAGGGACTCTGCCTTCATCCGTTCTTCCAGACGAGGCTGCTCTTTGTATTTTCGAGCGAGAGTTTTGGCCTGTTCCATGTAGTCGGATCTCCGCTTGGTAGCCATTCCGACCATTGAGAGGAGATCCATAACTACCTCAGCTAAACATAGCCTTCTTCAGAGCTTCCACGTAGTCCATTTGACCATCGGAGGCTTCCACCATCTTCAGAGCCTTGGCGTGGGGATCCAGGTCGGCTTCCTCAGCGTACTGGAAAGTACCACCGGCAACTTCACCGAAGTGAACCATCGGAGGCAGGTTGCTCAGCAGGTTCAGCAGTTTAGTAGCAGCGGTTTCACCCTCAGAGAATTCCAGGGTTCCAAACTCCAGACCCTCAACGTAAGAGAGAAGCTCTTGCTCGGGCATGATGCCGTCGGTCAAACGACCCTCGGTGTACAGATGACCAATGGCCTCGGCCATTTGCATCCGACGGAAGTTCATCTTTTCCTGACGGTTGCGGTTCTCCAGCTCAGCGTACTTTTGCTTGAGGTTGGCAAGCTCTTCGTACATGGCAGACATGTCCATCATGCCGGGGTTCATGCTACGATGACTCATGGAGCTCATTTGACCGTAGGCGGAATCACAGTGATCGGCACTGTAGCCTTCACCGTAGCTCTCTTCGCCCTCGTCAACACCATCATCGCCTTCGCCTTCCTCATAAGTGGAGCCGAAACCGGTCTTGGTGTAGGGATCTTTCTTACCTTCGGCATGCTCCTCAGCATAGACGCCGCCAGACTTTTTGGTGACTTCCGCAGGGTCAGTCAGAGAATCCTGAGCGCCAGGCTTCAGCTGCTTGTTCTTAGCGGGCTTGCCGTCACCGATGTTGTCGCGAAGGGACTGCAGGGAGGCCTCACCGTAAACACCATCGGGGCCGGTAATCTGATCGGGATCATCAACGCGATCCATAGCACCAGGTGTCAGTTGCTTGGACTTAGCCTTGGGCTCACCTTTGTAGGACTCAGCGTAAGCGCCGTCGGGACCAACGATCTCACCGGGAGTGTCGGTGTCATCCATAGCGCCAGGAGTCAGTTGACGGCTCTTGGACTTCTTGCCGTCACCTATTTCGTGACGCAAAGTCTCCATACCGGCTCCGCTATCAGCGTCGTCAGTTTCGTACTCGGCGTGCTCAACGGTCTTGCTAGCGGTCATGCCCTTACGAGCAGTGGTTACGCCATCATCGCCGGTCATTTCATCGGCCTGAGGCTCAGCATAGAGCAAGTCGTGAGTTTTCACAGACTTAGCGCGAGCATCAGAAGACTTCTGACGCAGAACACGCATATTCTTATCGCTCATGACGTTAGTCATGCCTACGGCAAAGACTTCATCATCGGGCATTTCTTCCGACTCGGTCGGAATCTTGGTAGCGGTCTCGTCACGACCATAAGGGTCGGTGCCAGTGGACATTTTGGGCTTGTTGCCCTCGGGATAATCATCCAGACCAGCGTCGTACTGATCCATGTTCTCCACTTGATCTAGGCCATCAGATTGACCGGCCCAGCGAGAGAAGCCGTCGCCGTCTGGACCAGCCTTGGCTGTGTGCATACGGTCGCGCTCTTGCTCCCCGTTCTCTGCGGTGTGCATACGATCGCGATCTTGCTCACCGGACTTGGCGGTCTTCATGCGACCCACGTTGCCATCAGCGCCTTGCTTACCGGTCTTCATCCGGTCAACATAGCCGTTATCGGCGGAGCGAGCGGTTTCGTAACGCCCAGTGGGATCTTCAGCGTGGTCAGCAGAACCAGGACCACCATCTCCACCGTGACGCTTCATTACGCCGGTGTCGGTCATGTCCTCATCCTCAGAATGCTTAGCTTCTTTGATGAGTTTGTCCTCTTCCTTACCAAAGCGCTTGACCTCTTTAGCTTCGGCACCCTTACCTTCCTTCTTCATGCGCTTGGCTTCGAAGGCACGGTCAGCGGCGGCTTTACGCTCGTCGGTCGATTCTTTGTGTGCTTCGTCGTAGACGTTTTCTACGACTTGCATGACTTGGCCGTGGGCACCTTTAGCGTGCTTCCGGCTGATTTTTCCTTGTTCCATAAATTCCTCTTCCGGAAATTGATCTTCGAGGTCAGCCGTCTGCTGAGCGATTTCAGTTCCTTCGCGACCCACGTTTTTGTTTGTTTCTTTAAACTGAGGAGCATCTGGGTTCGCCATTTGCCCGAGTTCGGGCTGCTCCGTCACAGACGAAGCGGCAACTTCTTGCAGATTCTCGGTAGGTTGTGCTTGTTGGTTACCTTGTAGTTCTTTTACCGCACTTGACACATCCTGACGGACTTCGTCAAGCTTCTCTCGGAGCATCTCCAACGGACTTTTTTCCACGATGAGCGTGGGGCCAAGTTCCTCATCGAAGATATCCGAGGGAGCGAGAGCTACGGCAAAGTCGTAGACTCCCTCCGCCTCCGAGAAGGAGAAGGGTTCCAAGCCTTTTACCGCCGGGGGAGAGGCCCCCAGCAAGGCAAGGTGTCGGGCACTCCATTTACCCTTATGGGGATTTATTGCGGAGTCAGGGGAATAAAAAGAGATCGAAACCTTCCGGTAATGACCATCTTTTACCAGATCCTTGGCAGTATCCGTAAAGGCAACATCGGCATACAGATTGCCTCCCTGTTTGCTGAATCCTTTGATCCAGCCGTATGCAGGAAGGCTGTCGTTGTCGCCAGCGTGACCGATTACAAGGGGAGCTTCATGGATCGAGGGATCATACGTTTCCACCACTTGTTGAAGGTCTTTCTCAGAGAAATGTCTCTGGACCCCTTGGGCAGATGTCTGGTCGCCAGACTTGAATACGTGAATGCGTTTCTGAAACACCTTGTTATTTAGTGACCCATTGCTAACATTTTACCCTATCTGCGCGTCATTTCTACAGCTTCGTCTTCGCTGATTCTTTCATCTCCAAATGGCTTTTCTTCTTCCTCTTCTTCGTCTCCCAATAAATCCTCAAGAGACATGGTCGATTCTGAGTCAAGCTGAGACTCGGGCATTGCATCAATCGCCGATCCGAGTTCTTCCTCAGGAGTAGCTTCGCCTCCGGCATCCGTTTGAGACTCTTCAGGTGTGGCGCCCATCGGAGCGTCCATTACATTGGCGGCGGCTTGCAAGTCGGAAGCTGCAGCCTGTTCCTGCTGCGGAGTGGGTTGTCCAGAGGCGGAACCTCCGAAGATCGAGCCCATGAGATCTTGATCTTTCTGCGGATCGTAAGTTGTTGCTTCCTCACCTTCCTGTGGCTTTTTCTCTTCAAGTTCCACGCGGAAGTGACGCTCGATCCATTCCTTACGGGGAGTGTATCCAGACTGAATCAGAAGGGAAACGTCAGGCATTGTAAGGGGGGATTCCTCAATGCGGAACTCACGTGTCAGATATGGAGCTGCAACATCCATACCGAAGTTAAGATCCACGATCCAGCGGACCAGAGTTTGAGATAAGGTCTGAGACAGCATCTCGGAGATTTCGCTGGCGCGAACTACACGAATAGTATTGGCGACCTGAGAAGATGCGCGGGAGCCTGCTTCGGCTTGCCCAGCTTCATCCTCTCCGCAAATAACCAGAGAAATCTCTTTATCAATATACTCAATAAGATTCTTAAAAACTTCAGGAGACCCCGAAGGAACGACAAAGTCCAGCTCGTATCCTTCCGGCAGAATCATTGCCGTTTCTTGGGAGAGATTGGATAAGTGACCGTAGAGCGTATCCAGTTCTCGAGTACTCGCTGAGAGCGGTGCTTTTGCAACAGCTGTCGGCGTCGCGTAACGGTCGCCGTAGAGCACGTAAGACTCGATGGCACGGCGCCGAAACTTGACGAGAGGATAAAGAATGCGACCGAGAGCAGCACCGTATGGGTCACCGTTGTGCGAAACATAATACCTCGACACAATGAACTTCCGTTGCGGCAGCTCCACACCCTCAAACATCC